GTGGGAGCGGGGCTTCAATCTCGTATGGCACAACCCTCGCGCTACACCCGCAGAAGTGCTGGCTGAGCTTGGAACCGACGCTGCTGAGGCGTTTGAGTTGAGCGCGGCTACCATTCAGTTCATGGCTACAATCCTTCCAGGCCGTCTGGACGATGAGTGGGCACGGATTCAAGCCAAGATCGCAGCCAAGCCAGCGACAACGAGCCACGAAGACGGCACGGTGACGATTGATTAACTCTCACCAAACCTACGAACCTACGAGCAGCTTGAAGCTGACGGATGGTTCGCAACTGAAGAACTCTAAATGCAAATCGACCCAGAACTCTTCTGCCTCCTGTTCGGAGCCCTCCAGCTTATCGTGGTGGGCCTCGCCACATGGACCCTGACCACGGTCATCAAGCAAGGGAACCGCATCACTAAGATGGAAACTATGATGGAGTCCTCACTCATCGCGGACATCAAAGACCTCAAGCAGCGAGTTCGCGATGTGGAAGTCCATTGTAAGAGCGGATCAGCCTAATGTGGTATCACTCCGATCAGGTCCGTATCACTTTTTCCTAACGTCTGATTCTTACGAATACTATACTGTTAAAGGGGAAAACAGGGTGCCGATCAATTGTATCACTTTTCTCAACCAAAAAAAAATAAAAAAAAAGTCAGCCAAAAATTGATACAATTGATCTATTCTTGCTACAAAGCCTTTAAACCTCTATAGAAATAACGTATCAGTACTCTCAAAAAAGTGATACGGGACTGATCGGACTGATACGAGACTTATGAAATACGCCTATTACGCCTCTGGATTTCGCGAGAAACGCGGGAACCGCACTGGAACAAAACTCAATGCCCGCATTGTACGGGACAGTCACCCCCTCGCCCGTGTGACCTACGTTGAGTGGAATGACGACCCGAAGGAATATGCTCGGGACCTTGCAGACATGTGGACGCATGGCGACACTGTCATCGCGCAAGGATACTCCTGGGGGGCGGGTAACTGGCTCCACAAGTTCCTCTGGGAGCTTTTCCGACTCAACCCCCTCATCAAGCTCGATCACGTCTTCTTCATAGACCCAGTGGTCCGCAGCAAGTGGCCATGGATGCGTTGGTTGGCTGTTACGGACCATGGGACCATCGATCTTCCTGATAACATTGTAAAATGGCATGGTGTTCGACAGGACCTGAATGAGCCTAATGCCTCAAATCTACGGATTGGAGCGGTCGAGATACCGCGAACGAAACTGCTGCCTCTGCATTGCATACATTCGGAGATCGACAACCATAAGAATGTCCGTAATATCACTTTAGAAATCGCGAATAAATACCTGTAACCATGGCCGAAGACCCTACATACGACATCCCTCTTGAGGCGGAGCAAATTAGCACCGCCCTTCAGCAGGTCCATGCTGCCGACACTGTCCCTACAACAGACTCGGACAAGATGGTCCGTTCTGGAGCAGTGGCTCAGGCGATTGCTACAGAAACGAGTGCTCGTTCAGCAGCGGATACTGCATTGGACGGTAGGATCACTGCTCTGGAGGATGTTCCCCCGCCCTCAGCGGCCTATACTTTGGCATCGGGTAACCGCAACAGCACTGGTAATTTAACGGGATATACAGCGGATGATCCTGATAATATAACCTCTGAGTCGTCAGGTGTAGTCACCATCACCTCATCGGGGACATATCTTGTCACTTTTTTTGGGGAATATAATGAGACTGACTATTCGTCTGATCGTTTCAAGGTGCAGTACCATATAGGGGGCAATACACGTGCCGAGATATTTGTAGATGAAACAAGGTTAGGAAGCACTGCAAAGTATCCTGCGCTCTCTTATGCGACACCTCTTAAAGTATCTGGAACAGAAACCCTTTCCATTTATGCAGCGGAACACCCGCAAACTACATTAAATTATCGCCGAGTAGAGATCCGAATCCTTAAACTTTCCTAGATATGCCCGAAGAAAACTACAACCTCAACCTTGACGGGGATCAGATACAGATAGCACTGGGCCAAGTGCACGGAGCCGACGACAAGCCTATTGCTACATCGCTCAATATGGTACGTTCTGGCGGGCTTTACACTCACCTAGCAGGGTTTCGGGCGAGCTCAGGGTACGGCGTTTACGCTGACTCCGAACATACTGAAAACGACGCTCAGGTCGTGGGTGACGCCCGCTCGCAACTGACCATTGATGGTCTAGGTTCCAGTAACTATACTGGGCAGCTCCCTTCAGGGGTCACGGATCTTTGGGACACCAGTTCTAACTATATCACTCCTGAGAACGTGGGTGATGGGTACATGATCCGTATTGACTTCCGTTACAAATGTTCGTCGCAGAGCAGCTACTTCGATATTGAGCTGGATATTAGCCCCGCTGGGGACGGTTCCACTGTGATCCTTCTGGACACGATCCAATGTCTGAAGTCTGCCAATACTGAGGCAAGGTACTCACGAACGCATATGATATACTCTCTGGAGACCTTTGTGACCAACAAGGGTCGTCTGTTTGTTAATACAACGGATGCGGGACCCACTGTTTCAGTCTACAATAAGACGGTTGTGATCGGACGGTTCCATAAAGCTATCTAGCGACGGCACCGTGGGCGCCTGTTCCCGTTCTTCACCAGCTTGCGCTTCTTGTAGCGGTGCTTGTTTTCGTTGATGTCGATGAAGGTGATGATATCCCCTGTCACTTTTGAGTAGATAACATGAAACAGCTCCTCCCCGATCCGTAGGGCCGCCATGATCCTATCGGGATTCGGCGTCGCTGACATGGAGACGACCTTGTTCAGTCGAACCAGCTCCTCCATGCCCTGTATCTGCTCTGTTTCAATGGTCCGTCCGAATCTTTTCAGGAACCGTTCCTTGGCGTGTTTGTATCTGTCGATCATTTTGTTCGTTCGTATGAGCAGTCACCACTTAGTGTGAGGGGTATCCGTCCGCTTTGATGAACCTGACGTCACCGATGGCTGCTCCTCCGCCCCATCGAAGATTGCGCGGTGTAGAGCAAAAAAAGAGAATATGCAAGCGAGTAGCATAATCAGGAATGCAGTAAACTTGCTCATGACTTCACCTTTCCAGCAGCCTTGAGTTTGCAGCGTCGCGTATGGATCGACGGGGCCGTGCGTCCAAGGACGCGCATCATACTGTCGGTGCTGTCGTTCCAGTGGCTCAGGAGATACTGATCATCGTCAGCTGTCCAGTAGGCATATTTACGCGTGTCCTTCAGGTTCCGTGAGACCTTGGTGCTCTTAGGGATCATACTTCCCTTTTTCTTGGCCTTGCGGCCTTCCTCATTCTCCCAGAACTCAGGGTTCATGGTTACAGGTGCCTTCTTTACCACTGCTTCGGTCTTGTCCGAGAACTCGGAGTCGAGGACTACTAGGTCACGGACTAATAGCATGCGCGCTACAAGCCCTACGATTGATTGTCTTATTTTACTCATGCTTGAATAGCTTTCTGTAGGTCTGTGAGGACCATGTCTGCTAGGTCCTTCTTTTGGGTTAGTCGGTCAATGATCATCTGGTCCAGTGAATCAGGGACCACCAGATCAATGTAGGTGCATTCATTCTTCTGGCCGTGACGGTGGATACGGTCTTGCGACTGTAACCGTGCTTCCAGTGAATAGGTGTTGGCATAGTAGACCATGGTATGTGCTCGGTGAAGAGTTAAACCTTTTGCAGCAGCAGAAGTTCCAAGGAAGAAGTCAGCTTCTCCGTTTTGGAACTTCCGCACTGCATCCTGTCTATCCTGTGTGTTTGTTCCCCCGTGATATTCAACAACTGAAGAGTCGCCATATTCCTTGCGGAGCATGTCGGCTACTTGGTCGATGTTTCTACGGTAGGCACAGAAGATAACGAGGGGTTTTGTGGTCTCTGCAATCTGAGCGACAGCGGCTAGTCTGTTGTTTGGTATGTCGGTAGTTGTGCCACCGTCGTCGATTACAAACCCACAGAGGATTTGGTGTAGTTTTACTATTTTCGCTAATGCTATGGTCACTGATACTATGCTTCCATTGTCCAATTCCGAGAGGCACAAGTCCTTGACCTCGGAATATATTTTTCGCTGCTCTGCTGTCAGTTCGACAGCACGCTGCATAAAGGTTTTCTCTGGCAGGTCCATGCAGTCCTCTTTCAGGATTCTGGATGAGAAGGGCTTGATGTCTTCCTTTAACCGCTCAAGGTTCTGGTAGCCAATGATCTGCTTGAACATTCTGTTCTGCATAGTCCTGATCTCTTCAATCGCGAACATGTTCTTGAACCCAGTCCATGTGGAGTATGGAAGACACCTTTTACTTAAAAACTGGCACTGGCTCCACAGGTCCAGTGGCCCCTGTGTGATGGGCGTACCGTTAAGAATCCAGCGACGCGTCGCCATCTTCCCAAGGATCATGGCCGCCTTGCTCTGCGCCGCCTTGTGGTTCTTGATACAGGTGGACTCGTCGATAATGAGCTCCGTATGTTCACGGCTCTTCATAAAGTCCACAGCATAGCCCAATCCTGACTTGTTACGAATCGCCTCAACGTTCATCAGCCAGATTTTCTTCTCGGCAGTGGACTCATTGAAGGCCAATAACTCACGTTTTGCCTTCTGTGTCGTCGGTTTTCCGCGCCAGCAGTAGATTACATAGTCATTACAGGGTAGATGCTTCTCAACTTCGATAGCATCCCAGTTCAGGTGAAGGCCATTAGGAGCAAGGACCATGATCCCGTCGCATGGGCCGTTGCCCACAACATCGAGGATTGTCTTGGTCTTGCCGCTACCCATCTCCCAGAAGAGTGCACCGTATTCTTCCTGATGGAAGCGTTCGGCACCCTCGCGCTGGTGGGCCATTGGTTCTGTTTTATAGTCCATTAGTGATCCAGGCATTGTGTTTCAGGTTTCGAGGTGAGCCCGCAGACGGTGCGCACAGTCTCAATATTGGTCTGTGTGTCGTCGCCTCGCTTGGCTCCTTCTTCTTCAAGAGCATTGATCAGCTCTCTGATTGTCATGGTGTATCGGCTCATAGTTCTGTCAGGTCTAAGTTGGCCCGTAGGCTTAATGCGTTTTCAATGTTTTCAACGAGGGCTAGTAAACTGGCTCTTGCATGTCCCTCGGATAAATCATGTATCTCGTATCTCATTATGTTCAGATGGGATCGAGCATCCCCATAGAACTTCTGGTCCAGTGTTGCTTTCATGGCTACGACTTCTTCTTCAACCATGTTTCCTGTATACCCATGTGGGTAACAGAGCTGCATCACCCGAATCTCGGGCAGGGACATGGTTATCGTGCACCGTCCTGTTCTTTCCTGCATGCTCGTAGATACTTGGACTGTTGGTCTGTTGTCGTCGTGGCTCATTCTTCCAGTCCTTTCTCTACAAAGTCTTTAAATCGATCTTCTCGGAAGTTCGCGTAGTTTCTGGCAAGGTGCTTGACGGCTACCTTAATGAGCACGTATTTCAAAGTGTTGGACTGCGCTGCCTTGCATATTTCAATGACCATTTCAGCAATAACTATATAATCTTTTCGTGTCATAGTTGGTAAAATCTCTCGGTTAATGGAGCGTGGAGAAACAGATTTTCTTTAGCGCGTGTGCAGCCAACGTAGAACACACGGTGCTCATCGTCGGGATTGTTTCTAAAGTTGGTTTCTGTGAAATAGGTCATGTCAGGCAGCAGCACAACATTGTCAGCTTCCGCCCCTTTGACCGCATGGATCGTTGTAATCTTGACTCGGCACTCTTCTTCCAATGCCCCGTTCTCGTCCATCTGGACAAGCGTGTCTCTTGTTCTATCTGGTAGCTGAAACATAACTTCCCACGGTGCAGTGTCACGTAAGCCATACTGCCCCGTCAGTTCGTCTTTGTCCAGCCATTCTCCGTCGTCCACCGCATTCAGCATCTTCTTGCCTCCGCGCTTTACGCCAGAGCCTGACTTTAGGTAGCCATAGATTTCCTTGGCCATTGTCACAGGGATTGCGAAGCCTTTTCTCAACTCCTTCCATGACTTGATACATTCCAACAGGTCAGGCGATAGTATTGAATCAGCACTATCGGATTCAAACATGACGCCTGCTTTGAGCAGCTCTCCCTCTATCCACGGCAGGAATGAACGGTTCCTTGCAAGGAAGAACCATGTTCCCTCTGACATATCGAGCTGGTTGATTCCGAGAATCCGCTGCACGGTTCCTTCAGGCTTTTTCGATGTCACAGTGTAGTCCTGCTTTTTCTTTATACGGTCGGCTATCCCTTCCGCATACGTCAGCACTTCTTCGGGTAATCGGTATGAGGTGTCCAGAACATGTCTCTCCCCCTCCATGTCGATCAGTATCTCAGGTTGGCCGCCGTTGAACGCATAGATGGCTTGCTTATCATCCCCTGCAACCACGAAATCATTTACGTGCTTTGACATTTCGTTGATGATGGCCCATTGGAGCCCTGAGAGGTCCTGCGCTTCGTCCACCAGCAAGGCATCGATGTTCAGCGGGTTACGTTTTACCACTGCCAGAAACTGCTCCAGCATGTCTGTGAAATCATACTTTCCCAGTGACTCGCGGTACTCTCGATACTTGTTTGAGAAGTCCTCGATCTGGTTGGCACTGAAGTGTGTCACCTCCTGCGTCGTAGCAATGTCTTCGGCGCTCACCTGTCGCCCGCGCATCAGCGCATCAAGCGACAGCATATGGTCGCCCAGCCCTGCTCGCTGGTTCGTGTTTCCGTCCTTCTTGCTGATAGCATTGGCTCCTGTAATAGGGTACCCACTATGCATACCGTAGCCGATCAGGTCCGATCTGCTGACCATTGGGGCATAGGGGATGCTACGGTATGCAATTGAGTGCAGGGTTCGGAAGTATCGAAAGTTTTCTTCAGAGAGCGCAGGGAACTTCAGGCACGCTCGGTGCGCTAATTCCTGGGCTCCTGCATTGGTGAATGTGGTAAAGGCAATCTTCTCGGGCTTCGTGTGGGCGAGTAGCTTCTCAAGGATTTCAAGTAAGGCGGTGGTCTTACCTGTCCCTGCGGACGCTACGTAGATGGTTGGGTTTGGCATTATAGGTAAGCAAGAAGGTCGGTTTCTTGAATCTGTTCTCCTTCTTTAAGGTTCTTAATAAAGGCCCCTAGGGTGTATAAACTAGCCTTAATATCGCTCGGTTTGTGTTTATGGGCGTTTCGTAAAACATTGGCACAGACCAGCCATCCCTTGAGGCTAGAACCCATCTTGTTTATTTCTTTATTAGATATGACATCCCCTTCTTTTACATAGAATAGGAAAGGAACTTCTCGTATGGTTTCAGTTTTCATTAGTAAGGCTGCTCCTCGGGAGAAGCAATAGCATCGGGATCGATGTGGGTGTTGAGTTGGTCTGCTGACACGCGCCAGCAGCGTTTGAGGGAGCTGTCTTTGCGAAGGTCCTCTTTCGTGGCCTTCAGCTCATTTTTGATAACTCCGAGAATTTCATTGGACTTGAGATCACGGAACTTGTGAAGCTCAAGGAATTGCTTGAAGGGGGTCATGCTAAAGACCAGATCCCCGTCATCCGTGGCCCATGGTTGTCCTTTAAAGATGTCGTCACTAGCCTTTGATGCAGTTGTGCGGTATTCGCTCAGCAACTCGATCAGCTGGCCCTGTGGCGTCATCTCCTTGGGAATCCAGACACATGTAGCATTGGCCAGCAGAAGGTTCTGCATGTCTGCCCATTCGTCGGGCTTCATTGGCGGGTATTTCTTCCGCGTCATCTCCATGATCCTACGGTTGAACAGAGTGAAGTTATCGAACTCCTCTGTGCTTAGTTGTATTTCTACTCCTTCAATGGTGAGATACCAGATAGTGGGCGTCGTCATCAACTGGACCAATGATCGATTGTTCGGCAGGAAGTCGTTGCTCCCTATTCCATGGGGCTGCTGCTTGCATAGCTTGGCGTTACAGTAGCGACAGATCGGGTCCTTGGGACAGGCGTACTTGTAGTCCTTCTTGATCGTGGACTTGTAGATGGCTGTCACTTCATTCGGCTTCAGGGGATCGCCGAACATGGCATTGTATTCGCTTAGCCGCTTCTCTGCATTGTCGGGATCTGCTTTCTTGAGATAGACCATCACCTGTGTCAGGGTTTGGTTTCTCATCTCTCCGAACTCCGCACGCTCACTGAAAATGTAGTTCAGGCATGGCGGTCCTCCTGGGAGGGGCGCGTCATCTGAAATCACTGGAACAGATAGCTCCTTGAGTCGGGCAGGCTCTACAACATGGCTCTCAGCGTATTCCAAGAATTCTTTTTGCTCAAGGATTGGTGCACCGTCTGGTCCATAGGCGTATCTCAAGGAGTCTTCGCCGTCGAAAGGCATATTGAGCCATGATCCATATTTATGATCGTCCTCTCGTTTCTCGGAGATTTTCGCTTGTTTTGGGAATATTTCTGACTTTCCCTGTCCGAAGTACGCGGCAAACTCGTTGAGCTTGTCCATCATCAGCTGAGCTGAAATCTCCTTCTTTACGAACAGGTAGACATGGGCACCCCCTGACTTTGATCGACAGATCACGAAAGGCAGACTGTCCGCTGTTATCTTCCGTTGGAGATCCTCGATACTGAAGGACTCTCCGTAAATATCAATGTCGATGGCCCCCCATCGGACGGTGTTGTTCGGGCGGATCGGAACACAACCAATGGCCTTGGTGCCAGATAAGTGTGCCTGCCACACCTCTTCCGTGAGAGGCTTCTTTTCAAGGCGGCATCGGGCTTCTTGCTTTCCGTCTGTTTCACGGGTTCCTGCAAGTGCAGTTATCCCGTACATGTCGGGGTTAGAGCTGAACAGCTCCATGAATCTTTGGGCAATTGTTTTAGTCATTGTTGGAAGTGAAAAGTGTCCCCGTCCACCCATAGTTACTGTGCTTAGGGGTTTTGGTGTTATTGGTCGGTGGAGCACCCCTGCTCCGTGAACCACTGAAAGTTGGGCATACGTTGTCCACGGTATGCCAGCGTGGGATCAATGAAGCCTAAAAGACTTCTTCCGCGTCAACGACGTCAACGACGTCAACGACGTCACCATCTGCTACTGGTAACGCGTCTTGAGCGGGTTTTGGTTCTTGGGGTAGGAATAGGTTGGATTCCTTGTAGAGGTCGCCGCAGAGGTTGAGGATTTCTTCGTCCTTCTTGAAGTCCAGAACCGTTGGTTCACTGAACTGGTAGTTGAAGTAGTCCTGATTACTCTTGTTGGTTTCCTCAACAGCTTGGAGCGTCCAGCTACGTGCGAACATTGGTGGAACAACATCCATCTTGTCGTAGCGGAACTTTTTAATGTCCATCTGCAACTTGCGGTGCACCTTGAGCTGAGTTGACGTCATCGCAATCATGGAATCTACCCACTCACCGTCAATAAGCACCTTGAACAACCAATAGGCTGTTTTAGCGAGCTCATTTTCACCGAGCCACTCGTCGTAGGTCTTGGTTCCAGAGGGTTTACCTTTACGGCCTTGCTCATAGAGCGGGCTGTTGACGATATCGAGGCCATGTGTGCCTACCATACCACCGCCCAGATCCTTAGGAACCCATTCCACATACATCGTCTTCACGCTGATTGGAATGACAGTGATAGGCTGAGAAAGGACTTGTCCAAGTCCCTTGTGGACAATGTCACCTTGGCTTGCGCCTTCGATGAATTTGTCGTCCTTCTTCTTGAGCTCAGGGCTCAGTGCTTGAAGGATGCTTAGTAGGGGCATGGCTGAGGCATCGTCAAGATTCTCTGTTCCAGCGCCCGCGAATTGATTTGGGTCGAATGACATATTATTTTTGGTTCTTTGGTTCTTTGGTTCTTTTGGTTCTTCTGATCCTTTTGGTTCTTCTGATCCTTTTGGTTCTTGAGCAGAGTGCTCAAATTTGACGCTGTTCTCATGCCCTGTTGAGCATGCTTGCTTTTCGCTTTGTTGCTGATTAGGCCGTAATCACGCAGCGTCGAAAGCTATTTAAACACCACCTTTCGGAACTCAGAGACGCCGAAGGCTTCTCTTGGGAGTTCATCGCGCAGATCGCCGTTGAGGATCTCGGTGACGGTGCTTTTGAGCGTGGCATGGTGGATGGATGGTTTCAAGGTATGTGGGATTCCTTCTTCGCTGAGCTTTGTAGACAATGCTTGAGCAGCCTCATTGTCTCCACGGGGCATTGCAATCTTAATCTCATTCTTGATAATCCCGTCGTTCCCGTGCTCCTTGAGCCATGCGAACGCCGTATCTTGGTCCACGATCCGTGTGTTCACGAAGTCCTTCAGCTCGATGATCGCGCCATTCCCTAGCTTGATAAGCTCAAGGTTCGCCTGATCCATGAGGTCTGGAAGGATACGCTGCTCGATGTTGTCGATCTGCTGCTGCGTTTCTGAGAGAGCATCTTCAATGTCCCGTTTTTTTGTGAACAGGTCCGCGAGTGTCTCGCCAATCTCGGTGATTTGTTTTGTGGTGTCTTGGGTCATTTACTCATGTGGTGTTTAGTGAGTCTTTGAGTGGCTACGTGCCGCTCGAAGTCTCGGTTGAATACTTCTCGGTGGGTGACTTGGAGCCATTGGCCGATGTTCTTAGGCAGCATCTGTCGTGAGTTCGTCAATCGATCTTTCATCAGCTTCTTCGCTTCAGGGTCCAGTGGTTCATTGCCATCGTTCAGATGGTGCATGTGTTCGTTCTTTGTATATTTTTTGGGCATAAGTTTAAACAGTGTAGTCCATCTCGCCCCACGACGTGCCTACTTCTACTTCGGCTCTTGTTGGTATTGAGATTTTTTTGTCTTTCATAGTTTGGGTGTTGGTTGATGTTATTGATTATTCGACTCGGCATTTCTGCTCTCAGTGTTCGCAGATAGAAAGTCAACCACCTCTTGCAGTTGATTCCTGAAGTCCTTCTGGGCATCCAAACCGCACGGCTCGTTGTCGTAAATTAGTCTTTCGATAGGGTCGAGTAGTCCACGGCCTTCTGGCATTATTTCATTTAAGTCGGCTTTTTCGGAGCACTCTTCCCATGTTGGTATTTTTCCGTATTTCATAATATATAGTGTTGTCGGTTGCGAACAAGGCGGTCGAGGCAACGGCTACCGCCGCGCCTCACCTTGGACGTTCTTTACCTCTATCTCGGTTCCATCCTTTGTCTTCCAGATCTTGTCTTTCATATTATACTTAGTGTTTTCGCGCTATACGGTGTAGTCCATCTCACCCCATGAGGTGCCTACCTCAACTTCGGCTCTTGTGGGTATTGATATTGTTACGGCTTCTTCCATGATCTCCTTGGCCAATACAGCCTCCTTTTTATCGGTGATGAATAGGTTGGCTTCATCGTGAACAGAAAGCCTAACGTCCAGGCCTGCGTCAAAAAGATTAACTAACGCTATCTTCATCTGGTCGCCACTGGAGCCTTGGGCCACTCGGTTGAGGGCTTTGTGCGTGTATGCGCGGCTTAGTCGCTGTCCTTCATATACCTGTTTCGCCTTATGAAAGGGGAATGCTTGGGAATGCTGTCCGTCGATGTAGCCAGCGGACCATTGGTCGAAGTGGCTTCTTCGTCCAAGGTGTGTTTTGATGAATCCTTTTCGGGTGGCTGATGCTTTGCAGTTGTCGAAGAGCATCTTGAGAAACGGCACTTTGGCATTGAACGTGTCGAAGGTCCTCTGTCCCTCTGCCTCTCCGACTCCCATAGTTGCTGCAAGCTTTCCGACAGACATTCCGTAAGCAAGCCCAAGCGCGATAGCTTTGCATATATTGTAGCTAAGACCTGTTTCTCGCTCAAGGAAAGTGTAGAGCTTGTGCCCTTCTGCAATAGCTTTTCCAGCTTCCACTGCTCCAGGGAGCTTAGTGAGGATTGCGTAGTGCACCTGCCATACGACCTCTTGTCCTGAGTAGTCTGCGCTGCACCACTGCGTACCCTCTTCTGGAATATAGAGGTTACGAACTTCTTTGCCCCATTTAGAACGCTTCGGAACTTGCTGAAGATTTGGGCTTTCTGAGGAGAGGCGGCCTGAACGCGTTCCACCATCCTCTGACGTGACCTGTCGGAAACCTGCGTGAATCCGTCCTTTGTAGCAATGGCTACCAATAATGGTTCCTTCGATGTAGTCTGATCTGATTTTTCGGATTTGTCGTGCATTTGCTATCTCCTGTACTAATGGGTTACTGTGGGCTTCGAGCCAGTTGTTCTTAATTGATATGTTTCCTTTCGCGGTCTTCGGGACATTGATCCCTTGTTTCGTGAGGTAATCTCCCACAGACTCTGAGGCTTGAAAATTTATGCCCTTGTGGCGTGCTTGAATCGCGGCCTCTTCCTTGCGCATGGCACAGGCAAGGCGTTCAGCGCGTGCTTGGTCCACTGGGACACCCTTGAGTGACATCTCCACAAGGACCTTTGTTACTTGGCATTCGAGCTCGAACACTTTGTAGAGGCCCTGAGCAAACAGTTCAGGCAGCTGCAACTGATAGACGTCCCACGTAAGACGAGCGTCAGCTTCTGCATAGAGTCCGACGTGTCGGGCAGCCAGTTGCCACATATCTCCTTTAGGACAGAATCCTGGATTGGCATCTGAATAAGCTTGAGAAACAGCTCTAAGGTGGGACTCGTCTTTACGCTGACCAGTGTAGTCGAACGCCAAGTTATCGAGGGAATAGGAGTTCCTTTCTTCATCAATGAGAGCTTCAGCAACTTGAATGTCCCTGACGACACAAGGGACATAGAGTCCAAGTATTCGTAGCCATCCGAGATCATACTGCGCATTCGCCATGATGACCTCGGTAGCTCCTTCGATACAACGCTTAGTATAGCGGAGGACAAGTTCTTGTGCGAGGTTGTCCCCACTCCTATGGGCGAAGGGTAGATAGATTTTCTGGTGTTCATCTGCTATGGCAATTCCAACGACTTCTCCGTCACCGTCACGTTTCCACCCTGGACCAAGGTCCTTAATATTAGGGTCGCGTGTTTCAAGATCGATTGCAATCACTGGTCCCATGGTCGGGAAGGACGAGGGCGGACACCAGAGGGATTCTGGCGTGAAGAGGGGAATCTGCAAATGTTTCATTTATAGTTGTCCTCTCATTTTAAGGATGGCACACAGTGCTTTCTTTTTTTGCCATTTCTTATGTGAGGTCCTGTTCTCTTGATCGCGCATCCTTCTTAGCTGTAGTGATGCTGCTTTTACGTCAGGGTCATTTTCTCTTTCTCTTTTATCTTCACAGATAGCACATCGTGCTGTAAATGGGAGTTCGCGGAAAGGTTTCATAATTCATGGGCCATTATTAAATTGAAACACTGGGCCCGTGGCCTTTGGGCCCAGTGTCTGTATCCTCAGCTAATACTGTTACTTCTGACGTGCCGTATCGTGTCTTTGTTCGTGAGTAGACTCTCCGTTCCATCAGGCTCCCTAGTATTTCATAGAGGTGTTTGATAGAGAGGCGTTTCTTCGTGAATCTCGATCTTGATGTTGGTCGTGGCAGTTTCGTAGTCTGAGTGCCTAGTTGTGTTTAGCGAACGCTCCTCGGAGGTTGTAAACCGTCTAGGACGAAATTGTTATTTTGGGCTGTATTCATGGCAGGCATCAAGCACGTTTATTATTTTAAAGTCGGAAAAAAGAGCGATCTGTCCTTCTCGACTCACTCGCCAGCTTTTTCCTGATTTTGATGCGAATGCGTCTGCCGATGTAAACAGCTCCATGTGGGTGTGCATATCGCATGGCTCACGGCCATGTTCGCTCATGGCGTGGAGCGAGAAGGTCTGGACGCCTTGCTGGGCAGCACGCTTAGCAAACACAACCTGCTCAGCGCGGAGTGCGTAGGTTTTACTCTTGAGCTCCAACCAGATCGTCTCACCTTTGTAAAAGATGCAGAGATCAGGCACCCCTGCTCCAGTGGTTACTTCGAGCCGCTGATGAGGGATGCCGTGCTTCTTGAGCTGCTGGCAGATGTGTTTACTAAACTGTGCTTCTGTTTTCATACGTAGGGCGTGTATATCTTTTTCAGTATTTTGAGTTTTTCTTTTGTGACACCTGTCTTGGCCAAGATATCCTCGTCTGTCGCGTGATAGCTAAGCATTAGAGCTACATTTTTCACCGTATATCTACAATATGAAGTCTTGTTTTGTGCTCTTGTATGAGCGTCTGTGTGTGGATCAGCCATTTTATACGTCCAGCCCGTAAGTTGCGCGATGCTCCTCGATCTGGAGCTGGCGTTCTTCAGTGAACTGTGCTTCTTTTTCTTCTTGGAGAGTTTCCTGGAGTTCGTCTTCTTGAATCGACTTCACTTCTTCAAGGTATTCGATCAGCTCTTCAGCACGGAGCCATGAAGCAGATTTGATAACTTGACGAAGGGCTTTGGTGAATGCCTGACATTCGACAGAGAAAGCATTCTTGCTGTCTGCTTCTTGTTGCAGGGCGTAGATCATGTCACCGATATCCACCGCGATGTTCTTGGTGAATTTGAACCAAAGACGGGCGAGTTTGTCACCAGAAGGGAACCAGTCGCTCTGTGCGAGAAAGAGGCGTGTGACTGCTTGATCATCAGTTACTACGCCCTTTCCTTTGCCGTAGTTGTAACCATTGTAGCCATTGTAGCCACTGTAGCCACCGATACCTGATGAGTAGGTCTTCTTCGTGACGACCTTTTCGATCAGGTCCTTGAAGTGATCTTTTTTGAAGCCTTCGGTAGGAGCTTCCAGAAGTCCGCGCATGATATCCATGCGAGCATGCTCGGGGACATTTTTCATCCATTCAGGCATCTCGACCAGTGTCTCGATGGGCGCCTCATGACTCTCGCCATTGATGCAGAATCGGGCATGCAAGGAATACTTCTTGGAGTCGAGGTCTCCGATAGTGAAATGCAATCCATCACGGTCATCCTCGTCCGAGGAGTCTGTTCCTGATTGGAATGCGGAGACATTGCAGTGATGGTGCAGTGTTCCGAGCTGGCGGTCAGGGAAGTTCTTGCGCTCTTCCCTGTAAAGGGCTTCGTCATCCGAGGACTCTACGGCAAGGCCAGAGGTTTCCTGTGGGCAGTACCAGTGTTTCCATTGGTTGTTCTCGTCAAGGAACAGAAGGACCATTGCCTCGCTCTTGAGGCGGCGCTGAGTCTCCTCGCACCATGCAGTCATTTCGCGGAACATGCCGTAAGGAATCTTCGGCCCTGTCCAGCGTGGCGTTGCGTCGCCCTCGTCTGCTTGGCAGAGAACGTAGTCCCTGTAGAGACCTTTATCGTCCTCGCGGTAGAGTTTGTTGTCGTCGATAATGTATGTGCTCATGTTACAGTGATCCTGAGTGTAGTGTTGTGCCGCCTACTTCCATTTCAAAACCGTGGGAGTAGTAGCCGTTATGTGAGTTGTAGAGGCTGAGAAATAACACATCGCCTCCTGCTTTGGTGAGGCGAAATGTCACCATTCCTCCACAGTCCATATATTCGTCCCCAAGATCGGGCTCTTTAAAGAACGATGTGTCGAAGTTGTATCCTTCAGTGTCATAATCACCTTCGTCATCTTCTGTATTTACAGGGACTTTTCTTGAGATGATCCACCCAAAGGATTCACAGCAGCACTGGCCGTTATCAAAACCAACAAGCACGTTGTTGTCGTCTACGAAGTTTACTTTATAGTCTTTTTCAAATGTTTTCATAGCTTTAAAGGTCTCCCATTTTGATTGTTTCCATTGCGCCCAGTGTAGTCTGATGTTCAATGGGCCAGTGTGGCTCGAAGTCACGTCCGTTGTCGGACATGCTGAAGAAGCCGTCTGGTCCATACCACTGCCAGATCATGTAGTTGACCAGTGCGGCGGTTACTTGGTTGGCAATGGCCAGTTGCGGTGCTGACTCAATGGCGTCGTCGGAAGTGCAGTCCATGGGGCTGCCTTCCATGCTTGTTGCCATGGTTGGATAGCGTGTCAGCGGGCTCCATGTATCACCCATCCGTGGATGCCAGTAGATGACCTGTGAGGTCTCGTATTCGTTGGCTCCGATAAAGAGGCCACATCCGAAGCGTGCGGCTGCTGCAAGGGCATTACGGCGTGCTTCATGGTTGTCTACGACAGCGACGATGAAGTCCACGTCTTGGAACCATTCGGGGTTCTCTTCGAGGCTGCTCTCCTTGAGCCACTGGCGCACAGGCTCCAGTGGAGTGTTGGTGAAACGTACCAGTGCTTCAGCTTTACCGCGACCGACGTCACGTTCGTTGAAGATTTGGCGGTTGAGGTTGTGCTTTTCCAGCACATCGGCATCGATGATATGTCCAGAGATGTCGAAGGTGCGGCAGAGCGCGGGGAGCATGTAGGAGGCTACGCCACCTGCTCCGATGATAGCAATATTGAGAGATGTCATGATCGTTCGAGTTGTCGTTTTAGTTGAGAGAAATGGTCAGTTGGTTCAGGCATGTCTTTTTTGAAGAATGCGATGTAGCGATTGATTGCGCCACGTTTGCGTCCGCAGTCAGGGAGTTTGTTATGATAGATGCCTTCGAGGATTTTGAGGTCTTCGTCAGGGATCGGGAACCGTTGTTCAGGACCACCGTGGTTCGTGGTGCGTTCGTTGTGGGATATGAAGGCTTCGACTCCACGTCCTGCAACTCGTCGAAGCGGTGTTTGCTGCGTGAAACAGTTCTCGATCAGGTCGCAGAGCAGTGGTTCCTTTTCGACTTCTGGTTCAGGAGCTGTGACAGGTTCCGTAGGTCGCTGTTCAGGAGGCCCTGCGAAGATGGCTTCAAGTCGCTGGCGTGCTTGTTCGTCTAGTAGTTCTTCAGGCATGAGGATTTGCGATTAAGTGTTTAACAAAGGAGCACACTGTCGTGTTTGTGTGTACACCACCTGTAGCGGGAGGGGTTGTCGGTGTAATGTTGCCGCTGCTGTCCCATGTGCCCCATAGAGCATGCTGTGTGTCGTTGCTCAGGTCGTAGTTGGGTGGTGTGGACGAGAAGGCTACAAGTGCTTTCTTGATGTGTCGAAGAAGGCTATAGTCAGGGCGATCACGCCTGTCGTCAGTGTCGTCGGACCAGTGGTTCCCTGCGCATAGATTGCCATCTTCTGGGAAGATGTTCGGTAGACCTACTGGGATGTACGGGCGGTTGTTTCGCAGCATGAAGATGCATGGGCTTCCTGCGTATCCTGAGAGCGGAAAGGAGAGGAAGATGCGGGCGTTGTGGCCTTCTTGGATGTTAATACGCAGAGGGCGGTCATCGAAGTAGAGACATGCGTCGATTTGCTCTTGTGAATATCCGTCATTGTGCCCATGGGGCATGCGGCGACGGTCACGTAGCTCTAGTAAATGGCGGCTGCCTGTATTCAGTAGGGATGCGCCGCAGAGTGGGAAATAGTTGAGCTCAACAATGACCTTAACAGTACTTGTGTTCTCTTCCTGTCCTGTCCAGATATGTTTAACCATCTTGGTGTCGTCGATATCTGTTCCGTGGAACACTGGATAAGGGGACCACAGGGTCTCGCTGAGTTGTCGGTCCATGAGCTGCTTGAGGAAGCGCTCTTGTGTGCCAATACCAATCTCTTGAGTGATACGACGGACGAATTGATCTCCTTGAAGGACGATCTCTGTTTTTGTTTCAATTGAATTTGACATGGTATTGGTAGTTTAAAAGTGGTGGCCCATGCCTCCGAAGAGACATGGGCCATTGGTTGGTTGCTTAGGGGTAACTAAGCCTTGCTGGAACCCTCTTTTTCAAGGGTGAGGGTGCTGTAGTCAGCGACGAGTTCGTCGCCTTTGATGACTTCGCCGCCAGACATTGCGCGGACATCCGAAGATGCACCGAGAACGCTGAGGACGTTGCGGTTAGCGAGGAGATCGCTGATTGTTGTGTTTGGGTCCAGTGCAGGTGTTACAGTGGACATGCCGTAGTTGATTTGAGTAGCCATAGCTATGTTTTACTTTATCGTTTGTTCTTGTGAATGTATCCGTTCATCGAATACGAGAGTGTTATCGCTCAGGTTCCTTTAGGTTCTCGTCTCCTGTCAGGTTCCTTATTTTTCTTTTCTCTGGACAACGCTAATTCTTCAGAAATACCTCTCCGCGAGCGATACGCAGTGCACAATCTCTAGTGCGGTTACAATTTTTTGTTATGTTTTTATAGACAGTCCTCTATTGCTCGGGGCATCTGTCTGAGAGTTATAAAAGTTCTTTAACCGTGCCGCCGTGAAGCTGCATTCGGATTGCTTTGGACTGGAAGTCTTCGGACTTGTTATCTAGTTGTTCTTTAAGCTGAATGCAGTTGTCTTCAAGCATCTCGATACGATGCTTGTCCTCGAATCGAAGTGCGTTCATTGTCTCTAAGTCTCCATCGAGTTGGGAGACACGTTCCTTGAGATCCTTGACCTTCTGTTTCAGTTGTTCTTTGGTTGGATTGGGCATATGTTTCGTTGGTTAAAGTTTGAGGAATGTTTTAGGCCACGTTCTGTCGTGTGTTTCTTGTCTTTCTCTAGGCATCCAGTTGCCTTCGTCGCTTGCAGATTCGATGGAAGATATTCTCTTCGTCATTTGTCCGTCAAGCATCCTGATCTGTTGGCACCATAGTCGCTCGATTCCCCAGATCATGACATACTGTCCATCTTCTGTTGGTGTTTCTGTTAGTATTTGCATAATTTGTAGTGTAGTCATAGGCCGTCCATCCCTTGGTGGGATGGACGACTGTTCAGGTGATGCGGTCTTCTTCTTCTCGTTGTAGCTGTGGGCGATTTCCCTGCCAGCGTTTCGTCCGCGCCCATCTCTCTAGCCCCAGCAACAGGGCATCAAGTATCAGGGGGACGAAGAATAAGGCACATCGGGTTATTACGCGTCGTAACATAAAGTCATGAAATCTTGATGTAAGCAAGTGTCTGGTGATCCTCATGCTCACCCTTGATACACCTGATGACGTAATCTGATAAATTTGGATTCTCATGAATGCCACGGAATCCTGCATGCGCAGGATACCATATGTCAGAAAGCACGCCGCCGCGCACGGTGAACGTAACGCCCCTGGTCTGTGTATTATTGTATTTATACAGGACAGTATATTCGCCATTTTCCGTCGGAAAGTCTGTAGTGATTTCAAGATTCATCGTCTATGATTTTAGTGGTTTCTTTGAACAGTGTAGTCAATGCAGTCCGTGGATCTGTGTGGAAGTGGTCCTGTGCTATTGTATTCATAAGCAATGCTTGGATGTTGCGTGTGAATACTGAGCTTTTGTGATTACGTTTGTGTTCATGTTGTTAGGTAGGCTACGTTTCTTTCGCTGTTGTTCGCGGCGTATGTTGTGTAAAGATCCCAGCCCGTGTTTCCATTGGCTCTCTGATAGAAGCATTCCAGATGTCCTTCTAGGTTCCAGTAGAGTTGTCGGCATTGCATGACATTGCCGTGGGCTTTCCATATCATTACGAAGGGCTTCGGGTAGCTTGTTGGCGGTAGTTCTGAGGAGATGTTCATGTTCTTAAGCTGGTGGGATGGACCATGAAGCAGTGTTGGTTGTTTAGTGTGTACCTATGGAGTCCTTCGATGGCTATGTTATCCCATATGGAACCTCTTGGATTAAATATCGTTAGTTGTGGGCCATCCCATGAGAGTTGCCTGCATTGAACAGCATGGTCTGTCTGGAAGACTAGGGTGAACGCAGTTCCGTTTATCTCATGCATCTGCGGCATCTCTGTGAGAATGATCATAGCTTATAAGTGTTCTTTTTCTTGGGCGGGTTGAGCATGCCCAAGAATGCTGTGATTACTGTGAAGAAGAACCCTGCTAGGAAGGCGGTGCAGAGCCCTGAGAATGTCCCTAAGAAGAGCACAGGGATGCAGAGGGTGAAGATGACGTCCCACATGACTTGAGTCCGTAGAACGAATGTGAGGCTGAATACCTTTGAAAGGATCAAGAGGTATGAAAGGGCGCAGATGAATGATATGAGTATTATTTCCATAGGTTCAGTGTTTTGAGGAATGCTTCGGCGCGTTGTGCTGCTGTGGCGGTGTAATATACCCATGTTTCATGGCGCAAGATGTTTCCTCTCTTGTCTTGGTCAATTACTTCGCGCAGGTTCTTTGCGTAGGTTTGCCCGAGGTGCACTCTTGCTGCCTTCTCCGCTTCGTGCATGGCATTGAGGTCGTTGCAGTAGTCGGGCAAGTATAGACTGTTTATAACGGCTCTCTTTCCGATTTCTTCGCTTTTGTTTTCGGGATGTCGCCAAGCTGTCGGAAATGATCCCATGTTTATAGGCGTCCACCCGCAAGCCTCGGCAATTGCTATTCGTTGTTCTTGTTCTGTCATTTTGATTCCTCCCATTTTCCAATTGTTTTTAAGAATGCCTCGGCTCGTTGTGCTGCGGTGGTGTGTATTCCGTGGGAGTTGGTGTCCATACTGTCGAGGATAGTGGTAAATCGTCCCATTTTCCCCCAATCTAGCACCTTCTCGGCTTCGTGCATGGCGTTGAGGTCGGAAGTGTAATCAGGAAAGTTTTCCCATGTTTTACCATCGGTGGTGTGGCCCCATATGTCAGCTAATGCAAGCTGGCAGAGGTTGAGACCACATGCGGTAGCTATTGCTTTATGTTGTTCTGAAGTTGTCATAGTAAGATGGTGGCATGAATCGTGTCGAACGAGATGTCTGTTTTGCAGACAGCGCCTGCCATGCCTTAAAGGTTACTGTCATCCCGAAGATGCTTGATGATTATTAGGAGTGCGAAGAGTGCGGTTGCTGTGATTAAGAGTGTCATGATCCTGCTATGAGTGTTGTGTGCTTGTTATTATAGACTTCAAACAGTTGATACCCAGGAGACGAATCGCCATCCTGTTGTGCGTTGTTGATTATTCGGATTGCCTGCGAGGTGTCTTTGCAGCCCCTAAAGTCATCGATCAGTTCTGGATGGTTTTGAAGATCATTTAAAAGCAGCCGCAGCGAATCCGCCATTACAATTGCTTCGGCTCCGTGGTCGAAATATTTTATGAAAAGAAAGAATGTCATAGGTAAAGTGAGGCAGTTTTCCACTTGCCTAGGTGGTCGCTTGGCCACCCTTTCGTAAGTGGCATCCCGCATCCCATCAGCTGACAGGAGCCATGGTCGGTGTTTTTACCTTTAAACTACAAGCGTGAAAGTTGGTGCCCTGATGCACGGGTCACTGTGCCACTGCGCGACTGTTTAAAGGTTTGCAGCGCCTTGGGTAAGTAGCCTGTTTATTGATGAGGCATGGCCCAAGGACAGGGCATAATTGAATTGAGGAGGCTACCTGTAGCAGCACAAGTAGCATTGTGGCTACCTGCTACAGAAGGGACTCGAACCCCCTTAGCCAGTATCGCCGCCTCAAAGTGTTAATCGAAGCAGGGACGCTTGTCTCCGCTGTTACCGAATGCTCCCTTGGTGCGGCCACGATGCTTGTTCTTGGCGTAGGCGGAGCGAATGTTGAAATGGTGGCCCTTTTCAGGGGACCATGCGAATGCTTTTGGTGATTTACGTTTACGTGACATAGTTTTGTTGGGTTGGGTGCTATAAAGATACTGCGTTGGCTACTGCTACGGGAATCATCACTGCCCAGAAATGTGGGGAGGTGAGGTCATGGCCCATGACACTGAGGTATCCCCCAAGGTATGCAGGCATTGCTATGTATTTTAAGAAGAATTTAAAGGACATATTACACTTCCTCCTCCTTAGGCTTAGCGATGTCGCTGAGGGCTTGGAAGACTTTGGATGTCTTGGAGCGGACGGCCTTGACTGTGCGGGCTGTGCGTTCTGCGGGAGAGCCTTCGACTTCGTTGGCGATGTCAATGGCGCTGATTTCTTCGATGAGTGCGAGATCGTGAACGACCTTTATTTGAAGTTCGTTGAGTTCCTTGTAGCCACGAGTGCGAAGGACGGTGAGTGCTGCTGTTACTTTTGGATTTTGTGTTTGCATTGTATTATGTGTTGTTGGGTTAATGAAATTAATTGAGAGTAGGTCAGGGCGGCGGTCTCGTGCGAAGAGCTCGGTGCGACCGAGTTTCCACGTGCTTATGGCCTGACTGCCTGATCAGGGCATACATCTCTCAAAGTGTTGTTACATAGTTGGCATGATCCACTGGTCGCGGTTCATGATGTCGCATGCTTCTTGGGCTGCTGCGTATGAAGTGAAAAGCGATGCGGCATTACCCGCTGAAGAAGTGGTTTCAAAGGTCCTATGGTTGAGGTAAACATAGAAGAGGCTCCCTATGCCCGTGTCCGTGTGCTTAGCATTGCACTCAAGAGCCAGTTGATACAGGCGTTGATAGAATGTGAAGAACTTGGATGCTTTTTCGGCTGCTTCGCGGGTGTGGAAGAGAACACCTGCTTTTGCGACGGTGGAGCACTGTGCTGCGTTCGTGTGCCAGTTGACTTTAGCAGGGGTTACTGCGTAGCAAGGAGTATGAGAATCTACACCATAAGGCTCCCATGGAACATGAGCCTCTGCTTCTTTGAGTTCTGCGCGGACTGTGGCAATTTCACCTTCTGCGAATTTCAGTCGGCCTAGTAGTTCGTCTCGTTTGTTTTGATTCATTATTTTACAGGAGTTGATGAGATAATTGAGTAACCTTGCTTCAGGTATTTGGTGACCACTGGACCATCGACGGTGTCGGTGCATGTCACAGTGGTCTGTTGGTGCGGGAAGCCTCGGCTGTATTTTTGAAGTATGAAGCTGTGTTTCATGTGTTAAGTGTAGTTGTTCCCCCATGGGCGGGGCGCGATTGCCTTGCGGAGGTGCTGTCCCTTGCGGAGGCAATGTTGCTGGTGATGAAGGTAATTGAAAGCAGAGAATCCGATGGAGCATGTTCCATTGTTTCATCTGTTCGGCTGAGCGAAGCGAAGAAAATTTTGAAAAAAAGGCCCTATTGAGAACCTGTCTCAATAGGGCCTTGGCTCTTTTACTCTGAAAGGTGGCCGGCTAGGATCGGGGGACCGGTCCGGCGTCGATAGTCGCGGGGATCATCGGGTGTGGTGCGGCGGTTTCGTGCTAACTCGTTCCAGTGATAGTCGATTTCGGCCTGTGCATCTGTGGGGTTTAGAAGCGGGGCAGCTTGTCCAAATTGCGGTTGGGTTAATTCGGTAACGCTTGGGATACGGCGGAATGCTGTATCTTGTTCGGGGGGGAAATGCTCTTGTGCTTCGGGCTGGTAAAAGCCTGTTTTCAACTCCTCCAGTGCAGCGCGTGTCTGCTCATAGCGGGTTTCGAGAATTCCAACGATTAAGCGGTCAAATGCGGGCTGATCTAGCTCGTCAACCTCTTCAACGGGGAGACCGTAGCGAATCCAAACTTCCTGCTCTAGCTCGGCTTCTGTTTGCTGGCGTGTTAGGTCGTTGTTTGCGAGTCTGTCCCATTGGTTAGAAGGGGCGCGGTAGCGTGGCGCGGGGCGCTCCATGTTCCAATGGTCGCGGGGGCATTTGATGTTTGCGGAAATGTTCATGATAAAAGAGGCCAGTTTTAACCGACTGGCGGCGGGTTGGAATGGTTGCTTGCTAGTCTTTTAGGAAAGCAGCAAGTGCATCGGCGGCAGCGGGATCGATCTTGGTCACTTCGTTAAAACCATCAACCTGTTTAAGGATGACGGTGTGAACTGAACCAAGTGGCCAATTGGCAAGCTGGGCTGGAGTGTTGCACCAATCTTTGACGGTGCGGCCTGACTTAGTAACAAGGCTTACAATGGTACACGGCTCGCCTTTTTTGGTCTGTGCTGGTTCGTGCGATGCTACTAGGATCTGAATTGGCTTTGTTGCGTTCATATTTGGAATGCCGCTTTGGTCGGTGGGCTGCCGTTTGGTTTTGTAATGTGGTCGAGATGTTCGACACTTAACACAACCTACACTTCTGAGGGCGGTTGTCGATGTGATAAATGTTTATTGGGGTGAAAGGTTTTAATGGTTAGATGAATTATATTCATGTGAGAGTGTTCCACGTGGAACAATGGATTTTCGACAAAGCTCTTCTATAGCCCTTCTTCGCAGTGCCTCTTTTTAAAGATATATATATGAGAATGAATGAGACGGAAGAGAGTGAAGGGGGGCTTGGTGAGCCTAAGCGATCCAAACACGGTTCGCTCGAAGACGGAAGGCGGATCATGGGCGGCTTATCGAGCCAGATATTCCGCAACGTCTTCACGTGTCAATGGTTCAGGATGGCCACAAGTGCACCAGTCCTCTGGATGGCCGCATGTTGTGCACATGGCCTCTTCATCGGGAGCTTCACGTTCGAGTTCGTCGTATTGTAGGCCAGCTACGATGGTTGAGATGTGTGTTGGTTCATTCATAACACAAACCCCTTCTTATTAGGGGCAGTGGGTGGGGGGGGGATACGAGGAATTGAGTCTGTGTTAATGCGACTCGGTCGCAGTAAGGGAGCGGGGTGAAGGTGCTTTTATGCCTATTGAGAGCCATTCGCATTAAGGTGGATGAGCAAGAGGTGAATGTAACATGTTGCATAGCAAGGGGATGGGTGAAGGTGCATGTATCAGTGGTTGGGTGGTGCTGGGTAGCCACTGGTGCAATGGCCCATAGAATCAGTGGTTAGGGTAGCCACTGGAGCATGAGCCATGACCCAAGCAGCATGGTCCATGGCACTGTGCAGCATACTATACAGTGCCTCGTTGATCCATGGCTTCATGGTTCGCTGGACGCAGGCAACTTGCCCCATGTGTGCGCCCTGAGCCTAGGCGAAGGGGGGCCATGGGGGAAGTTGCATCTGCGGACAGGTAGGGGGACCCATCCCACCCGTCCAATTTTCCTATTTTGCCAGTAAACATTGGTTACATGGATCAGTGGGCGATAGGTTGCCGATCGCAGTTGACCCAAAAAGTTGCCTGTCACCAGTGATATTGGTTCATCTAGGGTAAATACCCTAGAAAGGAATTGGGGGGTATGCCCTATACCTTTCTGTTTTCGTATCACTCGTATCACTCTCGTATCACTTTTTCCTAACGTGTGATGCTTACGAGCACTATACTGTTAAAGGGGAAAACAGGGGTCCGATCAATTGTATCACTTTTCTTGTCCAAAAAAAAAAAAAAAAAAGTCAGCCAAATTTTGAACAATTGATACATATTCCTCCTAATCCCTTTAAACCTCTATAGTGGATAACGATCAACGCCCGAAAAAAAGTGATACGGGACTGATCGGAGTGATACGGAACCTGGATTTGACTAGGGTAAACCCCCCAGTTTTGGTATTTCTGCCGTTAAAATGTTTTTATCTTGCAGTGTAGCGGTCTGTGAACACCCTGTGGGAATGGAAAGGAAGTGGAAGAGAGGGGATGTGAGAGAGGATGGTATGGTGTTCTACAGATATCAGGCTACTGCGCGGAACGGCGAGTACTGGATGTCTCCTGAGATGTTTGCAACGCGGGTAACGCGGGATCAGGGGATACAGGTAGCCGCGCAAGGGCGCTACAGGGGGGATTTTTCACGTAGGGAGCGGAGAAATGCGCATATGAGGGAATGGAGGAAGAAGAATGCCGATTAGACACGACCCTTTTATGGACAAGCGCAAGAATCAGCCAGGGAGGCCGAGTACTGCGAAGAAAAAGGCGCAGAAGAAGCGTAAGAACTATCAGCGGACTGTTAAGAAGAACATTCCGAAGGCTGAAGCGGAGCTTGCGGCTATAAAGGATCAGGTGCGCATTCAGAAAGGACAATTGACTATGGCTAAGAATAAGACACAGGAATTATTGGAGGCGATGGAGAAGGCTCCTACGCCAGCGGCCCAGCGGAAGATTGTGCTGGGGATGATCACGGAGTCGGGGCTCAATCCGCTCAAGGAGTTGCTGGACATGGCGAAGTGTAAGACAGGTAAGAATGCTCTGCCGCCAGATAAGCGCAGGGATCTGTTGATCAAGTTGCTTGAGTATCAGGCGCCAAAGCCCAAGAGTATCGATATTCAGGCGGATGTGAGTTCCAGCTTGACCATTAACGTGGTGGACTACGCGAATACGAGCCAGCGGCAGTTGAAAGAGGCTGACGAGGTGATCGATGTGCCAGAGGACAGTGAATTTGACGAATTTTTGAGCCCTGAGCAGATTGCTCAAAGGGAGAAACAGAAGGCCATTGACCTAGCGGTTGACGTGGCCATTAACGAGGAGGAACTAGAAGAGGAGAACTAATAATATGAGTGCAAAGACAATAGTAGATGTAAGTAAAGGATTCGTAAATGCTGAGATACCTGTTCGCGATAGCTACGGTATCGAGCGCAGGGTCCATGTCAGTGTCCTCCAGACGGAAGGGGAGAGGCTTATTACCGTCGAGGAGGCTACGCGACTGGTTACACAGGCAGTGGAGCAGGCGCTACGCGTGGACATTAAAGATCAGTAATGAATGTCCAAGTCCCCGCTCAAGGCTGGATACCGCGATCCTACCAGTTACCGTTCACGAAATACATGTGCCAAGACAAGCGGGGCCTACGGGCCGTGGTTGCATGGCACAGGCGTGCGGGGAAGGACCTGACGTCCATCAATATCATGGCGATCAAGGCGCTCCAGAGGAAGGGGCTGTATCTGTATATTGGTCCATTCAATAATCAGATCAGGCGTATTATCTGGCAGGGGCAGGACGGGGATGGTCGGAAGTTCTTGGACTTCATTCCTAGGGAGCTGGTCGTCCGTAAATCGGAACAGGAGATGAGCTTAACCCTATCCAATGGATCAATCATCCAACTGCTCGGGGCGGACAATCCTGATAAGTTGGTGGGGATCAATCCTGTGGGTATTGTGTTCTCGGAGTTCAGCCTGAGCGATCCTCAAGCATGGGTCCTGACGAACCCGATCCTTGCGGAGAATGGTGGATGGGCCCTGTTCAATGGGACGCCCCGTGGTCAGAATCATTTCTATGATCTGCTTCTGCGTGCACAGGCCGATAAGAACTGGTTTGCCAGCCACCTTGGGGCATTGGACACGAAGGCTATTACGCCAGAGGATCTGCGCACGGCGCGGAAGGAGGGCAACAATGAAGCACGGTTCCAGTCGGAGTTCATGTGCTCGTTCCACACGCCGATTGAAGGGGCTTATTATGGTCCGATCATGTCTCGACTGTATGCGAAGGAGCAGATTGTTCCGACTATTCCAGTGGAGCCGTCCCTCCCTGTCCATACCGCATGGGACCTCGGGATGGATGACTCGACCAGTGTCTGGTTCTTCCAGATGTTTGGGCGGGAGCTAAGAATTGTGAACTATCTGGAGAACTCGGGGGAAGGGCTCCCTTACTACGCACGTGAGCTGGACCGATGGGCCATCTTGAACGATGCGAGCTACGGGAAGCATTACGCGCCGCATGATATTGCTGTGCGTGAGATGGGAACAGGGCGTTCCCGTTTGGAGACTGCGCGGAAGCTTGGTCTGCGCTTTACCAAGGTGAAGCGGATGAGTGTGCAGGACGGGATTGAAGCGGTGCGTCAGGTCCTGCCGACCTGCTGGTTCAGTGAAGCAGAGTGTCATATGGGCCTTGAGCACTTGAAAAGTTACCATAAGGAGTTCGACTCAGCACGGAACGTGTTCAAGAAGACCCCTGTGCATGACGCTGCCTCGCACGGCGCGGACGCGTTCAGAACTCTTGCTTGCGGACTGAAACAAACGAAGGGCGAGAATGATGCCAGCACTCGGAAGAATTCCCAATACAAGGAGGTGGACGTATCTCTATAACGTCCCCAGTCGCCCCACCCACCGACCTGACCCCCATGGACAGGGCAGTGTTCCTGTACCGTAGCTTCGGGGAGGACTTCGTTGAGTTGCTGGACCATTATATCAGCTCCTATCCCGAGGCAAAGCGGTACACGTTCTTTGGTCCAGGCTACATTTTATTGGCGCATGAGGAGACCCGATGGGACCCCTGTTCCAATGACCCGCGGAAGCGGGAACCATACTGGTACGTGGTGTACGCGAGTTCCACCGATGAGAACGCAGGGGAACTTTTTGCTCGGTTGATGCCTTATCACCTTGACTATGTTGGGTTTTCCCGCCATGCAAAGGATAAGAAAAGGGCAATGCGTTTATTGCCGACCAAGAGACTTCGCAACCTAATGAATCGCCATGGCATCAAAACCAAGTAGACCGAAACCGCCCCCTCCACCTCCTCCTCCACCTCCTCCTCCAGCGCCAGTGGCACGGCAGCCTATTAAGCAGGCGAAGAAAGCGGCCAAGGTGGTGAACCCTACTCAGGTCCAGCGGGCCAAGAAGACAACACCCGCCAGCACAACGGCGGACAAAAAGAAGAAATCTCTAGGAAGTGGCCTCTAATTTTCAAATGACCCCCGAGCGACTCCGTCTGGCCGATAGGCTGGAAGAGTTGCGCATGCTCCGTTCTGGGATTCAGCCTGTGCTGGAGTCCGTCCAGCGGCTGGTTCGCCCAAATGGTTCGGCTTTTGACAATTCGTCGAAGCAGGGGGGCATGGCTCAGGAGGACGGCTCCAAGTACAAGTTCGACGATACTGCTGTATGGGCGAATCAGATGTTTGCCAACGGTATGTGCAGCTACTTGATGCCGAAGTCCTCACGTTGGGCGTACCTGAAGCCCGCGGGCAAGCCGAGTTCTGAGCTCACAGACGAGGAGCTGATCTACCTTGAGCAGGTCTCTGATATGATCAGCCATAGCTTTGCGCTGCCCAAGACAGGGTTCTATGAAGCAGGGCATGAGGTCTACATGGATCAGGGTTCCTACGGTACAGCGATTCTCTACAACAACCGCTCTGCGCGGGGTTCCCAATATACCGCGGTCCCATTGTCCATGGGTCTGTTTGATACCAGCGATGACGGCGACGTGGATACGATGTTCTACATCAGGAAACTGCGCACCAAGGCCATGATTCAGGCGTTCCCTGATATTGTGAATGCCGAGGGCTTTGATCCTAGTCAGGGTGATCGCACGTACAGCTTGGTCTATTCCGTTGAGCCGTCCCGTGATGTTCGTGCGAAGAAGGGCGGAACCATTGGCGCCAACAAGCCATATCAATTTACATACTGGTGTGAAGAACTGAAAGATGTTCTTCAAGAAGGCACACTTAGCTATTTCCCGTTCATCGTTCCTCGCTGGGCCAAGTTGCCTGGCGAGGTATACGGACGCTCCCCTGCCATGACCTGTCTGTCTACTATCCAGATGGTGAACAAGATGCGCAAGGAGCTGATCAAGAGCGCGGAGATATCCAATGCACCGCCACTCACCGCGGAAGAGGATACAATCATGCTTCCGTTCAGCTATGGTAGCCGCCAGATGATCTGGCGCGAACCAGGGTCCCCTGCACCAGAGCCTGTGCTCTCAGGGAGCCAGCCGAACCTGACACAGGAGATGATTAATCAGGATCGCGACACTATCGTGAAGGCGTTCTTCGTGGATCAGATTATCCGTGACCAGAAGAAGGAACGACAGACAATTCTTGAGATTCAGGACGAGCGCGGACAGATGCTTCAACAGCTCGGACCGCTCCTGTCCCGTCAGGAGAATGAGTTCCTGTCCCCCTGTGTCGAGGCACAGTTTGATTTCTTGGATAAGTCCGACAAGCTCCCTCCTGTACCGTCCACTCTGGAGGGTCATGATATGGAGATTGTCTACACTAGCCCCGCTGCACAGGCACAATATTCTTCTGGGATGTCGAACATCTCTGCGATGCTTCAGGACATCATTCCACTGGCTCAGGCGAAACCTGAGATCATGGACAATATTGACGACAATGAGCTCTTCGCTGAAATCAGCCGCTTACGTAACGTCACGCGCCGTATCGTTAAGACCAAGGATGATGTGAATGCTGTACGCGAACAGCGTGCAGAGGCGGAGCAGCAGCAGCAGACCATGGATAATATTCCAGGAATGGCGGGAGCCGCCAAGGACGTAGCCGATGCCAAGGCGACCGATCCTGAAGGAATTGGCCAGATGCTACAGCTTTAATGGGAAAGATTCTAAACACACTCGATAGACTTAAGAAGCGCCGCCAGATGCGGGAGGACCTCCAAGCAATCTTGGACACCCCTCACGGGGATCGCTTCTTCAAGCAATTTCTCAAGGATTGTGGCGTGACCCGTTCGCGGTTCAGCCTCGACCCTTATGAAATCACGGCAGCGGAGGCGACTCGTCGCCTTGCGATGTCATACCTACACCTGCTGGGGAAAGACGATCCGCAGCATCTAATCAACATCATAGAAGAGGAACAATAACATGCTACTAAGACCACGCACACCACTATTTGAAGAAGAGCCCCCAGCAGGGGGTATTGGCGGAGGAGGTGGAACACCTCCTGCTGAAGGAACCCCTCCCGCAGGAGGAACCATGGACTTCTCGTCCGAGGACACCTTCCGCGCGTTCGTTGGCTCATTGCCCGCAGAACAACAGGAGCTTGGGATGTTCAAGGACACCAAGACCTTTGGCTCATTGGTTGACCAGACAATCAATGCACAATCTGCCCTTGGCAAAAAGCGACTCGAAGCGCCCAATGAGAACTGGGGCGACGACGACTGGACGAACTTCTACTCGAACATCCGTCCAGAGACAACTGATGGCTATGTCTTTGAGGAGAGCTATGACGTCACAAAGGGCGAGGAAGTCGTGAAGCACAGTCTCTCTGAGGGAGATGTCACAGAACTTCGCACGGTGGCTGACCAACTGAACCTTTCCCCGCAGCAGGCGAAGCAGCTCGGTGAAATCTGGGCCAATCGATCCGTCGGTGCGGAAGGTACCCTCTCAGAGCAGATCAATGAATCTGTGACCGCGCAGCAACGCGCACTCCAGAACGAGTGGGCGGACAACTATGAGCTCAACCACAAGTCTGCGAACGAGGCATTTGAGATCTTGGCCGAGAAGGTGCCTGAACTTCGCGACCTTGTAGCATGGTCTCCTATTGTGGAGAACCACCCAGGGATCATGAAGCTGTTCCATACACTGGCGCCTCTTGTACAGGACGCTGGCATGGTCGGTGGCCGACAGGGAGGTGGATTCGCAGGGGACACTGTGGCAGGCGTTCAGGCGCAGATTAAAGACTTCGAGACGCAGAACGCTGAACTTTTGATGACCGACCCCAATGCTTTGTCCATCGCGGACAAGTTGAAGCGGGAGGACATGTTGAAGCAGCGTACCGCTCTTTATCAAAAACTTCACCCCAAAGCATAATCTACGGTTGACTCCGTGATCTTTTTAGGGCTGTCTCCTCTATAGAGACAGCCCTTTTTTGGGTCTCTGGAAAGCTGTATCAGCCGCTGGTAACGTAAGACTAGAAGAGTCCGAAAGGGCAGCTCCTCGAAACAAACACATTCGCAGAGCACGGTGCTCTACGAGCAACTTCTATTAAATTATTTTATTATGAACCCAGGAGTCCCTGAATCCATTGCAACCAATTACGTGAATCAGTTTCGCGAAGGTTTCCAAAAAGCGTTCCAGCAAACAGAGTCGAAGCTCGACCCTCTTGTTGAACATGAATCTCAAGCGTCCGAATACCAGTATTGGGACCGTATCGGTGAAGCCGAAGAAATGCAGGAGGATAACACCCGTTATGGTGACAATCCTGTATCTGAGATCCCTCACGATCGTCGTCGCATCGGTCTCAAGTCTTACGACTTGGGTAAGATCATCGACGAGAAGGACCTCATGCGCGTCATCACTGACCCGAAGAATCCTTACAGCACTTCCATGCTTGCCTCTGGTAAGCGTAAGCGCGATGACATCATCAACGAAGGCTACTACGCTCCCGCATACACAGGTAAGTCTGGTGACACAGTAATTGAATACTGCGTGGCACCTGATGACCTCGACAGCACCACGATCACCGTCGGTGAGGTCAGCAACGGCTCTTCAAACAAGATTGCCGCAACAGCTGGCCGATATACACTCAAGAGCGGTAATTACGAGGGTGCCTCCGTCGGTTCCAACTTCACCCTTTCGGGTACTCCTGGAACATACGGCCTCACAATCGATAAACTCAAGGCGATCCGCACCACGATGCTCCGCCTCGAAGCTATCGACGAGAACACTCAGCTTGACTGTGTGATGACATCGTACCAGTGGGAAGAGCTCTTGCAGTTCGACGAGATCATCAATGCAGACTACTCTATCAAGAAGAGTCTTGCAGACGGTAATCCAACCAATATCCTTGGTTTCAACTTCAAGATGAGCGAGCGTATCCCACTTGTGGGTGACGAGCGCCGCATCCGTGTCTCGCTTCCACAAGCACAGAAATTGACAATTGGCCAAGAGCTGGTTGGTGATATCTGGCGCCTGTCTGGTAAGAAGAAAGCTCCTTACATCTACTACAAGCAGACCATCGGCACTTCCCGCATGTGGGGTGAAGTTGCTGGTGAAATCCGCTGCACAGAGGCGTAAGCTCATCCTTAACCCAATATCATAAAATATTATGGCTAGTATCGTTTACTCCGACGCCTCGACCGAGCTTACTCAAGTTCGTGGTCAGGGCCACAATCCGCTCAGCCCCGTCGATGACGGTGCTCGCGTTCGCATCAAGCGTTTCTCCTACACTGCCACTGGGGCTGTCACCGCAGGTGCAGTGCTGGAAGCAGTCGAGCTGCCGTCTAAAGCTGTCGTTGTAGAGACTGTTCTCAGTTCTCTCTCTGTCAGCAATTCTGCGGAAGTCGAAATTGGATACGCAACCAAATCCGCACCTACCGACGACAACTCGGATGCCTTGCTCGCAGCTACAGCTGCCGCAGGTCTCTCCGCAGCTGGCGAACGCGGCGTGGAAGTTGGTGAAGGCATCCAGACAGTGATCATCACTACTTCGGTAGGTGATCTCGCTGCTGACGACACTCTTACAGGATACATCCTGTACGTGGTTAATACCTAACAAAACCCGAGGGCCCGTCTTGGCATGGGCGGGCCCTCACCCTTTTTATGGCAACCGAGCTTGAGATCGCAAACGCCGCCGTCGCTGAAGTCGGTGGACACGAAACAATCCTTGACCTAAATGAGTCCTCTGCTGAGGCCAAGGTGGTCAAGCCTGCGCTCGCTCGCGCCATTAAGTATATCGCGTCAAAATGGGACTGGCCTGTTGCACGCAAACGTGAGCTCCAAGTAGCTGACGTCACTTTTTCTGGCGACTCCCGATATGGTTTTCGCTTTTCCAGCAAGGCCAATGGCACATGGCGCTATGAGACTGAAGATGGTAGCATCCTCACAGACTTTGCCATTGAGAACGGCTATGTCTACACGAACGTGGAGAATACGTACTTCCGCTATACAGACGTGGAAACAACTGATGTTACCACGTGGCCAGAGGTGCTGACACGTGTTCTTGAATACTACTTAGCTGCCCGTATTGCCGTCCCATTATCCGCAGGAGAAGGTACGCGACAAGAGATGGATGCCCTTTGGCGACAAGAGCTGAAAGATGCTAAATCCCAATTTTCCCGACAAGGCCCGCCGCAGACCTACATGAGCGATGCCCAGTCACAGTTTATTGAAGCGCATCAAGGTAATGGCATCATATAACCCAATCACCACAGATTTTACAGGCGGCCTCATGGGACCGTATATGCGTGGTCGCCTTGACGTTGATAAATTCAACAAAGGGCTTCAACGTATAGAGAATTTCATACCGTCGATCCAAGGTCCCGTGAAGTATCGGGAAGGGTTCGAGTGGATCGAGGATTCTGTGGAGGGAAATGTTAAGCTGATTTCGTTCTCAATTAACAATGAGAATCGATTCCTCCTGCGATTGTCAGAAGGCCTGCTTCATGTATATACTACCGACGGCCTGTTGCTTTATGTTCGTGAGAATGGCGTCGATGGTGTGGATATTCCATACCTTGACTCTGAGATTCCAGATGTCCGCTATTCACGCGAAGTGGAGAAGATGGTGTTCACGCACACGAACCACCCGCCGTATGAGCTCTCTGCCAATACGGTCTTTGACTCGGTGGCATTGTACTCTACAGAGACCGACCCTGCTCCTGATAATTTTCGCCTGTATTCCACAGAATCCGATGAGAGCAATCTCGCACTGTTCGCGGGCTCTGCTGGTTCTGAGGGGCTGACGCCATGGACTTTCAGCAAGGTGGACTACACGTCCCACCCTTTCCAGAAGATCGACACCTCCGATGTTGTCATGCGAATTGACCCCTCCGTTGAGGTGGTTCGTCTCACATCTACACTAGAGGATTTCAATTTTACTGCGCAGGAGATCATCGACATGGAAACGGTTCCGTATTACACGGAATACAAGGTAGCCAACCAATGGGCCCTTGGACGTATCCTGACAACCGCAATCAATCCAGACGTTCCAGATCCTTCTGGAACCACCTGCTACGTTGATCCAGTGGATTCTGTAGTAAACGTAGAAGATCCCTCTGTTCGGCTGTTTGCACTAAAAGGCACAGGTGCCGACAAGTGGCAGAGCAACGATAGGGTTCCTGATGACAAGTGGCATGTCCGTGCGGATGCAGCTATCTTTGAAACATCTCACATCGGTGCATGGGTCCGTATTGGTGGGGATAAGCTCTTTACGAACGTGTGCGAACCTACTGTTCGTCCTACCGACTCGGAATTCTCTTCCCAAGACGGTCTTACCCGATGGTTCTATCTGAAAGACTACCGTGGTGTGGAAGATCATCCAGTGGACTTTATATACAATACGCTCAAAAGTTCCAACTATGAAGCAGGAAGCACCTATGAGGTATATGAGTGGAGCACATACACGGAGTTCAGCGTGGATGCTCCCGAGGGAACTCCCCGAGAGCGCTATAAGCTCAAAGAAGGCGGCAGCTCTCCTCGATTCATCATGGACTACCAGATCACGGAGGGACTTGAAAATGGTGCAGAGATAACAGGAACGGCCACTGGTTCCATCGTAGCCAACATGTCTACCCAGAAGCAGTTCGACGTATTTGAAGCGGACGAGACTCAGGTGGTTGTGAAGGACACCAATCTCCGAGCCACAACAGGCACTGTCTCAGTCTACGATCTGACTAATGATCGCGACGGGCTCGCCTCTCATACTACTACACTTTATGCCAGTAAAAACGTATTCTCCAACACCCGCGACACGGGTCGTTATTTCTTTGGTAACTTGGTTGATAAGTGGGTGCTTCTTCGCATCACTTCTACTCAGTCTACTAGCGCCACGTGTGACGTCCTCTCCGACATTCCACGGGACGCCCTTACGGGTGAGATCAATAACAACGGTGTGTTCACCGAATATCGATGGGGGGCATGGTACGACAATAACTGGCCTGTCGCAGTTTCCTTTTACGAACAGCGACGAGTGTATGCAGGGTCCAAGAATGACCCCAATCTGGTATGGCTTAGCAGTACCAAGGACGACAGTGATTTCCGAACAGTGGAGTCTGATGGTACCGTATTGGATACCACAGGAATTACTTACCCCCTCGGAACATCCTCTACAATTATTCGGTGGTTGGAATCGGGTCCCACCTTGATTATAGGGACAGAATCGAACGAGTGGCAGCTGAGACCCAATGAGTTCTCAGCTGCCATTACTCCGAAAAATATCCGAATCACGCAAGAGACCTCTATTGGCTCGACCCAGCAGGGTATGCGCGTAGGTGCATCAGTGTTCTTCCCGCATATCAGTGGCCGAAGCTTCTCTGAGTTCATCTTTGATTTCCAGTCTCAATCTTTCGATACGAAGACCACTACGAAACTGGTACCTACTCTTTTCGACAATGATCCTATCATCTCATTCTCGTATCAGGCAAATCCGCATGCTGTGTTCTGGATTGTCACAGAAGCGGGTCGGCTGATTACACTCACTTACCGCAAGGAGGATGACTACTACGCATGGGCGGAGCATACCACTGACGGTACTTTCGCGGAGGTGGAGGTCGTTCCTAAAGGGGACACAGAGACTTCCGAGGATCAGGTATGGGCGGTCATTGACCGTGACGGGCTCCGTACCATGGAGCGTATGCACGCGTCCTTCATCGACACGGGGGAAGATAATTATAAGCCGAATGCAGCATTCCTCGATTCATATTCTCGCTACCCTGATACAGGCTATCACGAGACTCCGAGTGTAGTCATACCTGTACCAGATAGACTACTTGACGAGGAAGGTTGTGTGAGAACGGTCATCGACGGTCTGGACTACGGGTGCCTCCCTGTCCTAAACAGCCGTGTAACACTGCCAGAAGGCGTGACAGTTACCAAGTATTCTCTGGTCGGACTCCCTTATACAGGGGTGCTTCAGGGGAACCCACTCGGCATAGAGACACGCGGCGGTAATGCCTATGGGCAGATCACCCGCTACGTGAAGCAGTGGTTCTATCTGTTCCGTAGCCTCGGATTCAAACAAGGCTTCACAGAAGAAGGGGCCCTTGATATTACGAAGCATCTGGATGATGCCCCTGACGGAGAATCACCCCCGCTGTTCACTGGCTTCACCAAGGAAAAAACATTGCCTTCATCGCAGTATGCAGTGGACAAGGTTCCAATGCTTATCCAAGATCAGCCTTATCCACTCACAGTCATCTCAGCAGTAACGGAGGTCGAAGTAAAATAGTATGTCAGACCCAGTAACCACAATGCTCGCAGTATCTGCGGTATCTAGCCTCGCATCTGGCGCGGTAGGATACCTCGGTGCCCAGAATGCTGCGGCACAGGCGGAGAATCAAGCCACTGCTGCTGAGCAGATGGCTGCCTACAATGCGCAGATCGCCCAGAACAATGCGGTAGCTGAAGCAGGGGACCAATCGTTCCAAGCTTCTGTGGCTCAGTTCAATGCAGCGGACTCTGCTCAGACCCGCTCCAAGGCACTACGGGACCAGCGCACACAGACGGCGCAGCGCATGGCGAAGGCTGAGGCCAAGGGCGCTCGCACAGGGACCTTCGATTACAGCTTTGACGATGTCCTTCGCTCGGATGCCCTTCTTCTGGAACGTCAGGAAGTGGAAATACTTTCAGGCGGTGCCCAAGAACGCTATCAATTCTCCAAAGAAGGTGAACTCGCAGAGATGCGCTCCAAGCGAGCACTTGAAACAGGGCGCACGCAAACAGGTCTCATTCTCGCGGAAGGACGTAATCGCGCCTCCGCATACAGAGGGCAGGCTTCCTCCGCACGCATCGGCGGTTATGCCTCGTTCCTCGGTGGCGTGGCTCAGGGCGCCTCTACAGGCTCACAGGCATGGGATGCGTGGAAAAATAGATAACAATGGCTATACGACTCGGACACTCTACTCAAAAAGACACGCAAGCTTCCGCTGCTTCCTTCGGCCTCGGCCTAGACCACGGCGACGGTGGCGCACGCGCTATACAAGGAGCACTGGGTCAGGTTGCTCACGGAACCAAGGAGATTGCGGGGAACCTTGAGCGAAAGGATCGTGCTACGCAGGAGGGAAACAGGAAGCGTAAGGGTGCGAAAATGGAAGCCACTTGGAACGAGATGATCCGTGAGGGCGATCTTCTCGTAAAGCAGAAGGAATTTGGTAAGCTGGCAAAGCACAAGGAGATGATGAAGGCATGGTCTGAGAATGCCCATGTCAACGATGTCCAATTCAATACGGACGGGGATACTTCCGTTCGTGACGAATACGCCAATCCTATCAACGAACATTTCAAGACGGACTATGATCGCGTAGCCCATGACTATGACATGGCCAGCCTCACTGGAGCCATGGTCCATGAAGCAGAGGTCATAATGGAGCGGTCTGGGACTATACTTGAAAGGGATGTCGCGGCCAATTCAGTGTCGTCTAAGACAGGAGAAGGGATTACTGATCACTTGGGGATCTACTTTCATAGCGGCGCTTTCGCGGAATCAAATCCACAGGCGCAAGAAATTTACGTAGCCAAGGGCACTGAGCAGATGGGTGCCTATGTGGATGCTATGCGCTTCGCACAGGAACGTAACCCGAACATTGCAGATGCGCAGCAGCAGCTCAAGGATGCCTCCGAGCAGGTGCGTGAAGCCAAGTGGATGGGCGTGGACGCACAGAATGCCATGCTTGACCGTCTCGGTATCCAGTTTAAGGCCATCGAGAGTGGTCAGTCGGTTTATCGAACATTGAACGACTTCGGTCAGGCAGGTGGCGAGGCCGCTTCCTCTGGATATGCAGACAGAAACATGGACACTATTACGCAGCAATATCTCGCTGCGAAGAAGGTAGTTAAGCCTCTCTCAGACGAAGATAAGAACCTTGATTCTTCCTACTTAGCTTATGGTATTCAGGCAGCCATGAACGGCTCAGAGCAACGTCAGTGGATGGTTGATAATCCTACAGGTAAGATCTCCGATCTTCCTGGGATCGACAAGAGCGTCCTCAACAAGGTCGATAGGGGTGACATGAACAACGTCCTAGCGACACGTAATACTATTGTGAAGGCATATAAGGATGCCCGCGATAGGGGAGGGGCCATTGCCGCAGAAAGGACACTCTATCCGCATGCTGCAGGAGTGTTTCATTCAGCAGATGCCACCAGACGGGCCATGACGGACAAGCTTGCCGCAGGAGGTTCATTAGACGAGTCAGACAAGGCTACTCTTCGCCGCGAGGCGAGAACGGAAGCTCAGATCATGGGCCAGCTTGATCCTGCCCTTGGACCAGGAAGCTTGGTGCTGGGAGGGGATGCTATTATTGGTGCCGACATCGGGCTCCAGCTTGTGAAAGATAATCCTGAGAATGCAGGCGCTGCTGTGGATGTCCTAGTGGCTTCCAATGATGGCCTCGCCAGCGTGCCTTTATGGTCGGCGATTAATGGCGACACCACCGATCCAGACATGAAGGTATTTAAGTCGGTGGCACAGGCAAGGACAAGTATCGCGGAGGACGATTTCATGACGTCCGTAATCGCAGCCGCCGCAGGTCCTTCTGCTCGATCTTTGCTAGGGAAAGGATCTGATGCGGAGAAGATGTATGATGCCGTGTATGCCAAACTGACCAAGAAAAACGACTCCTTTAGCGTGATCACTGGTGCACATCAGGCATACGCTAGAGACTATGGTTCCCCTGACGAGGCCATAACATGGGCAACTTACGAGCAGCATGCTATTGCGAAGCTGGTCAGTGAACATGGTTCAGGGCAATCTCCTGACTGGTATATTAATGAGGCAAAGAAGCATATTAACGGTATGGCTCGCGTATATGAAGGCAGCGATGGACGACGTGTCATGCTCTTCAGGAACGCAGTAGACTCCCTTGGAGAACAGGGTGTCCAGATACATGCAAGTAGGGTGTCTGCATACATGTCTGAGCTAGGTGATCGAAGCGGATCAGAGATGCTTCTGTATGGTTTTGATACATCTACTCCCAGTGAGGAAGGAGGCACTGCACCGAGCGATATGCATATCACCCAAGAAGAAGCCACTGATATGATGTATCACTGGGCTGGTGAATATGTTAAAGAGCACTACAACAATATCGTGGAGCAGTGGGCGGCTGGCCTAAAGAAAGGGGGCTACGCAGAAAGTGAGGCTGCTCAAGAGCAGATCCGTAAAGATTATCCTCCTGAGCTTCTTCTTCGTGAGTTTAAACTAAGCACAGAGATGATCTCACCTACTACCAAGGAAAGGGAGATGGCCTTCCTGATGCCTCAGATCAATCTTGGAGGCGTATCTTCAGGGTATCAGACAGTGAAGATGGATAGCTCCCGTGGTGCAAAGGGGCAGATGCCTAGTCGTGGAGTGTTCGCCCCTGTGGATGAGATGCTCAAGAAGATTCAGGACCCTGCTATGCATAAACTATACCGTGAACAACGTGATGAGATTGAGAGCCGCTTGTGGAAATATCAGGTTGAGCGTCCTGCGAAGGATGCTGCACGCGCAGTTAAAGCTAAGACAGCCTCTGCTGCACGTTTCACTAGGAAGCATGGCAACATACAAGGCATTATGGGTGCTCTCGACAGAGTGGAAGACTCCGTCAAAGAAAAACTTGGATTTTAATATATGGGATTCGTCGGAACAACAGAAGCGCGGCTTGAGAGAGAGTCGAAATGGAACACTCCAGCCACTCCGAAGTTTGGATTCATCCAATCTTCGCTGGCAATTATGGAACGTGGAGCAACCACGGACTCTGTCCTTGGTGCAGGGGCTTCCTTATCTCAGGAGATTGGTCTTCGTGTAGAAGCAGGTGTCAACAAGGAGGAGGGTCTCACAGAGGAGCAGTTCTACGGACGCTACGGTGAGAACACCTCCATGAAGTTCCAAGAAGACACTCCTAGACGCGTATGGGACTACCGCCGTGACCGCGCCACTGAGCTCTTTTCTAAGGAGATTCGCGCAGCAGAGGCTGGAGGTGTCCGACAATTTATTGGTGGCTCCATCGGCAGCATGGCTGCCGACGCTCCCTTGATGTTCGTTCCGTTCGTTCCTGTGCTCGGAAGGGCTAAGGCAGCAGGTCGTGCAGTTAAGGCGGGGAACACGTTGAACGCTGCCAAGTTTGGGCAAGGACTTAAATCCGAGATATGGACAGCTACGAAACAGGTGGCCACTGCGGGTGCCCGTCAAGAGACATTGGAGAACGCCTTCATCTACACGGCGGCACAGTATCGCAACAGTGACGAGTATGGCCTATTGGACCTTGCTGCGGACACAGCTCTCCAGTTCCCTATCCGCACAGCCTTTGGCTCAAACTATATTCGCAAGACAGCGAAACATCTGAAGATGAACCGTGACCTGCTACAGGCACGGGCATCGATCCAGTCGGCTTATGCCAATGGTGACGTGGGCCATGTTACACAGGTTCTGGCGAAGTATGATAAGGAACTGGACCTTGTGGTTAAGTCCGATGAGGAGATCAATGAGATCGTGTCTCGTGGTGCCAATATCACTCCTGAAGAAGGCAAGCGTGTTACACAGTTCCTGATCGATAACCAAGAGAAGGTATGGCTCAAGCGCATGTCTCAGGTGGTTCCTTTTGATGCACGCCTCGCTACAGAGCCAATGAAGCAGAAGCACCAGTCCGAGGTTATGGAAGCGGTGAACAAGGTCATGGAAGGCCGCCGTGATGAGCTTTCCAGTGAAGAGCTCAAGTGGGTCACTGAAGCAGATGCCGACGTCCAGAAGGCACTCCAAGATCTGATCATCCGTTTCGACAAGGACATCAAGCCGATTGGTCCCGATGGTAAGCCTGTTGTTGATACTGCAGGGGAAGCTGATCCTTCAAGATATCCTGACCGTGAAGAAGCGTCCGAAGCGTCCGATGCAGAGATGTGGGCAAGAACACTTACTGACGGGGATAATGTGTTTTTCGATGGGAAGGACAAGTCTGCCACAAATCTATTGGCTTTCCTTGATAAATATCCCGAACGCATCCCTGCGGACAAAAGGGAGGCTGTTCGTAGTTTTCTTCAAAAACAAGCCGCATATGATTCTCGTATCGAAAAAGGATTTGATGCAGAATGGGCCAAGGAACTAGACGACAATTTTGAGTCGAAGAAATATAAGGGCTATGCAGATTCTGCGGCGAACGTATATGCGCTTAACCGCATGGAGGAGCTGTATCCTGATGAGATGGAGGCGCTTAATCTTGGTGGTAAGTCTGCTCCAGTGGAACCACAGGCACGGGGAAGAAAGAAGCGTCCTCGTAGAGAGATTTCAATGACTCGTCGCCGTATGGCAGAGAAACGTGTGTCCCTTGAAGAGGAAGCGTCCTCTCTTCGCAGCCATATCAAGACACTTTCAGGAAGTAAGAAGAAATCCAAGCAAGGGACACTAGCCTACCTTGAAAAGCAGATCAAAGCCCTTGATGAGTTCAAGAGCCGTGTCCCTGATCGTAAGAAGGTTCCCCGTAAGCAAGGTGAAGCGAAGGTTAATCCAGAGGTCAAAGAAGCAGAGGATCTCCTTGGGCTTACCGAAGAACTTCTGTCCCTTGCGAAAGAGGCGAGAAAAGATTCCCGTAAAGTTTATGCAGGTATACGGACGCTTCGTGAGAAGGTCCGGAAAGCGGAGAAGAAAGCTGCTGAGGACGCTCAAGACCTGTCAGCATCTTCTAGTAAATTATCAGAATCCGAAGAGATCGCTGTTGCAGTAGACAGGCAAGCAAAACGTCGTGTGGCTGCCTCCCGTAAACGGGTTGGTGACAGGACACTGGAACTTGAGAAACTTTACGAGAAATCAGAAGCTGACAGGACACTGGCGGAGAAGAAGCGTATTAAGGAGCTTGAAAAGGCTCTTGATCAAATGGAGCTTACTCTCAAACATAATGAGGAGTCTTACGCACGGACACAGAAGGCACTTCCTAAGGCAACACGCGCCACGGAGCGCTCAAGAAAGAAGAAAGCTGACGACACTGAGCTCAAAGCACTTCAGCAGGAGCTCCGTGATCTTGAAAGCGATCCTGCGGTCAAGGACGCTGAGAAGATACAGAAGGAGGTCGATAAGTATGAGAGCGACGTTGTCACGTATCGCCAGTATCTTGACGATGCCAAGAAAGGCGAGATTGCTCCAGAACCTGAAGCACCCGTCCTTGATCCCGTATTTACTGGAACAAGGCCCACTGAACCACGCGCCCCATATCGCCCAGCGCCCACACAAGAGAAGATCGCACAGACTATCAATGATGCGGAGCGCTCGGTGGACCCTAAGAAGGTGGCAGCAGAGAAACGTGATCCACAGGTCAAGGAGGCCACTGATACACAGTCCCGTGGAGCAGCGGAACAGAAGAACTTTGATACCAACCCTGTAGCAGCACTGAAACAGCGGATTGATGCTATCCTCGACCCTATCGTTGCTCGGCTGCTTCATGAGCCGTTGGCAGGGGATGCCACAATGCCTGGAGCTGCCAAGGCACGCACACCACAGGAGCTTGTTCTGGTGGATACGCTGCGTAAGATTAAGGCGGACATTGCAGTCGCGCTCCGCAAAGACCCTTCCAAGAAGAAGAGCGCAAAGGCACAGGAGATCCACCTTGATCGACTTGAAGAGTTTATCACGAAGCCAGTGTCTGTTGCTCGCGCACAGAAGCACCTAGACCGCCTGAACGAACTGACAAATAAGCCAAATGCGGATAAGTTCGGTCAAGAGGCTGATGCAAAATATGGTAGCGAGAATACAACACGCCTCATGATGATTGAGCGTGACATGTATGACGCCTACGTGAAGTCTGGAGGAGACACGGGAGCAGTGATCAACTCGCTCGCTCAAACCTACGCTAAAGGAATGGAACCTGTTAAGGTTACCCCAAAGGCAAAGGGAGATACTAAGCCCAAGGTTGAGGCAGAGGACCCTGTCTCAGACCGCATGACACGGAAAATGGAGCTCCTGAAATACCTTGAGGAAAAAGGATTCAAGAAGGACGATCCGATCTATAAGGAATATTCTGAGTTGTTCGACGAGATATTCAATTTCTATGAATACATGGGCTTCCAGCGTCAGCAGACGACCCGTGCCCTCAAGGACCTTCGTAAAGGCAAGCCAATCAAAACCAAGCTCTCTGACAGCATGTTCATGCGCCTGTCTCAGATGGTCGCTGATGGAGAGTCTGATCTCTCTATCCTGTCGAAGATGGATGAGCTTATGCACGAAGAGCAATTGGCCTTCGCTATGAGATCGCTCCACGACTTCAATGTCCGTCAGCGTCATGAAGGCATGCGCGGTAAGGAACCTTCTACAGTGCTCAAGTAT